GAGGGGCAGGCCTGATGGAAATCGGTCGCATCCAGGGCTGCACGCGCGTAATCGGCAAGAGCCAAGGCTACTACGGCTTGCCGCTCCGCGATGAATTGTTGAACGACACGGTGACCGGGCCGAACACCCCGTGCATGGTCACCGCGTGGTTTCCGACCCCCGACGAACTGGCGGCAATCAATGCCGGGGCGCCGATCCACCTTCGCGTGATCGGGACGATGCACCCACCGGTAATGCTCGGCGTCGGTGAAATGCCAGAGCCATCCGACGCCTCCCTCCACGAAGGGGAGGCACAGCGGTGAGCGACACAACGGACGGACAAAAACGGCCATTCGACATGCCGTGTGGCCGATGCAACTGCGGCACGTATGCGATTGGAGCGGTGCTTGCTGGGCTTGAGCAATACGGCGGCATCACTAGCCGCAAGCAGGCATTGAAGGCGACCCCGCGCTGCAAGACAGATTCGCGCCATATCTGCTTTGGTGATCGGGACTTCGTTCTTGCCGTCGATTTTCCGTTGACGGCGGCTCGTTGTGCGGAAATCCGCGCGGAGGCACAGCGGTGAGCGAGATACCGGAAGACGTGCGGGAGTCCGCGAACAAGCTGTGCCCCTGCTATGGCGCTGATCGCTACTGTCGGCATGAGGATGACAACTCGTGCGAGGACGGTTGTGAGTGGTCTGATACCATCGCCCGCGCCATCATGGCAGAGCGTGAGCGCTGGAAGCCTGCCGCGACCTATTTCGACCGCTACTGCCAAGATGAGGCCGAGGACGTCGAGCACTGCGTCTGCGGCGAACAGCAGCATGAGGACGCCAAGGCGTTCGCCACCGCCATCCGCTCCCACCCACAGCAAGGAGACGTGAAGTGACGACGATCTGGAAATTCACTCTTAGTTCGGTAGACCGGCAAGACGTCCTTATGCCCGCCAATGCTCGCGTGCTGTCTGCCAAAATGCAGCACGGAGCATTGTGCGTGTGGGCTGTCGTTGATCCGGATGCGAACCGGGTTCAGCGCGAGTTTCGCATCATCGGCACTGGTCATGCGGCAAGCGATATCGAGGGCTGGGAGTTCGTTGACACGGTTGAGATGTTTGACGGCGACCTGATCCTGCACGTGTTCACGCAACCGGCCTGACAACGACCAACCCAACCATAGAGGACGCGGCGAACAGATGGGGCACTGGTACGCGATCAAGACGCGCCCAAAGATGGAGCGCAAGGCCGAGCGGGAGATCCGCAAGGCAGGCATTGAGTGCTACCTGCCCGAGTACGAGCGGGAGCGCTTCAACAAGCGACTCAAGGTGCGCAAGATCAGCACCCTGTGTCATTTCCCGCGGTATCTGTTCGCCCAGCTCGCGCCGGGCGACTTCGGCATGCTTCGCGACTGCAATGGCGTAATCGACGTGCTGCCCGGCTTTCCGCTCCCGCCCATGCCGCTTTCACCCGATGACGTGAAGGCGCTGCTTGAGCTGCAGGATGCTCAGGCGCGGCATCTCCTGGACGATACCGATCGCGGCCGGCGTGCTCGAGGCGAGACAGTCAAGAATACCCTCCAAGCCATGCGTAAGCGCCTCACGGGCCGGCGGGTGCGTGTGAAGGATGGGCCGTTCACCAGCTTCCCTGCCACGGTCGAGGCCGTGCACTCCCTAGAGCGCCTGCGCGTCACCATCAACATCTTCGGGCAGGAAACCCCGGTAGAACTCGAATCCGGTCAGATAGAGGAATTGGCAGCATGACGACCAGAGAGTTTTATATCTTCGCCGACGGCTACGCGCATGGTTACGCCGAAGCGCTGAACATGCTTCGCCGGGACGCGCAGACGTTGATCGAAACGCGCGCTCCGGACGCCGCCGTGGCCAGCATGATCCGAGCTGCCTTCGATGCACTCGATCTGGGCACGACGTTGTTCGGGCCAGAAACTGCTCCGCATGCGTATTCGCCAATTGAGACGGAAGAGGCGTGGGAAGTATGGTCAGTGAAATATGCGAACGGCTGGGTTGCGTCCGAAGGCAAATCAGCTTAGGCCTTGAGGCCTCGGCGCACCAATGCGCCAATATGTGGGCTGTTCAGCGTAGGGGCTGCTTTCGCAGACTGCCTCCTAGCCCACGGTGACGGGACAGCCGTTCACCGCGTGTCCGTCGCGCGCCCCCAATTCCCCACCCCTATAGCAGATCGTCAGGCTAAAGCAGTGACTCCGCTGCCAGCGTACTATGGGCAGGGACGAGACCAAGGGACAGGATGCGCCGGCCAAAGACCGCTGAGCGTGGATACGGTGGCAGATGGCAGCGTGAGCGCCTCGTCTTCCTCAAGCTCCACCCGCTGTGCATCACATGCCAACAGCAGGGCAGGGTAACGGCGGCGTCCGTCGTCGATCACATCATCCCTCACAAGGGCGACCCACTACTCATGTGGGACTGGAACAATTGGCAACCTCTCTGCAAACCGCACCATGACAGGGACAAGCAGTCCCAGGACAAGGGCGGCAATAAGCGAACTGTCACCATTGGCGTGGACGGATGGCCAGTGAACTAAGGACGGGGGGGTATGCAAAACCTTGCAGCCCGGCCCTTTCCTGACCGGCGCCTGCCTCGCAAACCATAAATCGTAACAAATCGAGTTGTCGCTGATGCAAAATTGGCCGGCGGATAAAGTCGAGCGCCGCCCCATCGAAACGCTGGTGCCGTATGCGCGGAATTCGCGCACGCACAGCGACGAGCAGGTGGCGCAGATCGCTGCGTCGATGAAGGAATGGGGCTGGACGAACCCGGTCCTGGTCGACGAGGCCGGGATGATTATCGCGGGCCACGGCCGAGTTCTGGCGGCCCGCAAACTGGGATTTACCGACGTTCCGGTGATGGTGGCGACGGGCTGGAGCGAGCCTCAGAAGCGGGCCTATGTGCTGGCCGATAACCAACTGGCTCTGAATGCCGGGTGGGACATGGACAGCCTCAAGGTTGAACTGCAGGGGCTCAAGGAGTGGGAGTTCGATCTTTCGCTGCTGGGGTTCGCGGACCTCGATGCGCTGCTGGCGGACAAGACCGAGGGGCTGACCGATCCCGACGATGTGCCGGAGGCTCCGGTCAATCCGGTGACGCGGCTGGGCGATGTGTGGCTGCTGGGGAAGCACCGGATCGTCTGCGGGGATTCGACGGATGCCGACACGGTGGCGAAGGTGCTCAACGGCGTCGAGCCTCACCTGATGGTGACGGACCCGCCGTATGGCGTCGAGTACGACCCGACCCGCACCAGCAACAACGCGGCGAAGGCCGGCAAGGTGCTCAACGACGACCGGGCTGATTGGTCCGAGGCATGGGCCCTGTTCCCCGGCGACGTGGCTTATGTCTGGCACGCGTCGATGTTCACTGACGTCGTCATCGCCAGCTTGGAGCAAATCGGGCTGCAACGCCGATCAATGATTATATGGGCGAAGGATCGCATGACGCTCGGCCGCGGGCACTACCACTGGCAGCACGAGCCATGCTGGTACGTGGTGCGCAAGGGCGGGACGGGCCATTGGTTCGGCGATCGGGATAAGACCACGATCTGGAATATCAAGGCTCGGGAAGACGGCGGCCACGGTCATGGTACTCAGAAGCCTGTCGAGTGCATGAAGCGCCCGATCGAAAACAACAGCAGCCCCGGCCAAGCGGTTTACGAGCCGTTCTCCGGATCGGGTACCACGATCATCGCCGGGGAGATGACCGGCCGCAGCGTCCACGCCATCGAACTGTCGCCAGCCTATGTCGACGTAGCCGTGAAGCGCTGGCAGGAATTTACCGGCAAGACGGCAACGCTCGAGGGCGACGGCCGGACCTTCGCCGAGATCGACGCAGACCGCTTCGAGGGCGGCGAGAACCATAAGAACAGCGCCGACTGCTACGACGTCGCCATAGGTGCGTTGCGTGAGCGGATGGAAGCGGCCGAGTAAATGGCAACCCGCGGACGGAAATCATCGGCCGCCCTGGCGACCAACGTCGTCGAGGGCAAGTTCGGCCAGCGCCCCGATGCGCCGTCGGAACTGACAGCCGAGCAGGCAGCTATATGGCGCGAGACGGTCGCCAGCGAGGCGGCTGAGTTCTTCGCTACCGCGGCGCTGCGTTCGATGCTGGCGGACTATTGCCGGCACCGGGCATCGGCGGCCGTGGTGTCCGAGATCATCGATACGTTCAAACCCGACTGGCTCAAGGCTGCCGAGGGCGCGAAGCGGTATTATGGCCTGCTCAAGATGCGTGAGGCAGAGACCCGTGCTGCGGCATCGCTCGCGACGAAGCTCCGGCTGACCAATCAGTCACGATACACGCCGCAGGCGGCGGCAACGGCCACCAAGCACGCGGCACGCGGGCTGAAGCCTTGGGAACTGTGAGGAAGCCGAAACCGGAAACCCGAGGCGCGCGAGTCATCCGGTGGATTGAAACGTGCTGCAGGGTGCCCGAGGGGCGTGACGTCGGGAAGCCCGTCAAGCTGCGGCCGTGGCAGAAAAAGGAAATCCTCAAGATATACGACAACCCGCACGGCACACGCCGCGCGATCGTTTCGTTCGGCCGAAAGAATGGGAAGACCGCGCTCGCCGCGTTCCTGCTCCTCGTCCACACATGCGGCCCCGAGGCGCGGCCCAACTCGCAGCTGAATTCCGCGGCGCAGTCGAAAGACCAGGCAGCGATCCTGTTCAAACTGGCGGCAAAAATCGTCCGCCTGTCGCCGGACCTGAATGCGGTCGTGGTGATCCGCGACACGATCAAGGAACTGTTCTGCCCGGAGTTGGGCACCCTCTACAAGGCGCTGAGCGCGGAAGCCTCGACGGCTTACGGCTTGTCGCCAGTATTCATCGTTCACGACGAGCTTGGCCAAGTGAAAGGGCCGCGGTCGGAACTATACGACGCGCTCGAGACCGCCGTCGGCGCGCATGACGAGCCGCTGTCGATCATCATTTCGACGCAGGCGCCAACCGATGCCGACCTGTTGTCGGTGCTGATCGACGACGCGCTGCAGGGGAATGATCCCCATGTGGTGATCTCGCTCTACACCGCGGGGATGGACCTTGATCCATTCGGCGAAGAGGCAATGAAGGCCGCGAACCCAGCATTTGGGGACTTCCTCAACGCCGATCTGGTGCGAGGGATGGCGGAAGACGCGCGGCGCATGCCGGCGCGTGAATCGCAGTATCGCAATCTGGTGCTGAACCAGCGGGTCGAAGCGAACTCACCGTTCGTGTCTCGATCGCTCTGGGCAAGCTGCGGCGACGAGCCGGAGGAGTTCGACGAGGACACGGCGATCTATGCCGGCCTCGATCTTTCGTCGGTCAATGATCTCACGGCCTTTGTGCCGATCGGCATGATGGGCGGCAAATGGCAAATCCATCCGGTGTTCTGGCTCCCGCTCGAAGGGCTGGGCGACAAGTCGCGCAAGGATCGCGTGCCCTACGATGTCTGGCACGAGCAAGGGCACCTGCTCGCGGCGCCTGGCAAGTCGGTCGATTACGAGTTCGTCGCGGTGTTCCTCTGGGACTTCTGCCAGTCGCACAACGTCAAGAAAATTGCCTTCGACCGCTGGGGCTTCAAGCATCTGAAGCCCTGGCTTTTGAAGGCTGGCTTTACCGAAGAGACTATCGAGGAAATCTTCGTTGAGTTCGGGCAGGGGTTCCAGTCCATGAGCCCCGCGCTTCGTGAACTCGAAGGCGAAATCCTGAATGGCCGCGTGGCCCACGGCGCGCATCCGGTGCTGACCATGTGCGCGGCAAATGCCGTGGTGGTGTCGGACCCGAGCGGCAATCGGAAATTGGCCAAGGACAAGTCGTCGGGACGTATCGACGGCATGGTGGCGCTCGCGATGGCAATGGGCGTGGCACCGATGGAATCGACAGCCGAGCAGTCCTTCTGGGAAGCCGCGTAGGAGCACTGATGGCAAACTGGCGGCATTGGCTCGGCGAGAAAATCGCCGGGGTCAAGATGACATCTCTTGACCTGTTCCGGGAAGTCTATGGCGGGCGCTCGTCCAAGTCCGGGGCAGCCGTCACGGCGCAGTCCGCGCTTGAGGTATCGACCGTTCTGGCGTGCTGCCGCGTCATTGCCAACGGCGTCGCACAGGTGCCGTGGCCGCTCTATCAGGAAGCCAAAGGCAAGCGCCGCAAGGCAACCGAGCACCCGCTCTATGCCCGGCTCTATCGCCGGCCGAACCAGTGGCAGACCAGCTTCGAGTTCCGTGAGACGATCATGTTTCACGTGCTGCTCGGCTACAATGCCTATGTTTTCGTCAACCGCGTGGGCATGGACCGCAAGATCGTCGAACTAGTGCCGATCGAACCGCACCGCGTCGAGGTGAAGCAACTGCTCGACGGCTCGCTTGAATACAAGGTGAGCGACGGCAAGGGCGGAACGCAGACGTTTGGCGCCGATGCGATCTGGCATATCCGCGGCCCGTCGTGGAACGGTTGGGCCGGCATGGATGGCATGAAGCTGGCGCGCGAGGCCATCGGCCTTTCGATCACGCTGGAGCAGGGCCAGGCTGAATTTCAGAAGAACGGGGCGCAGATTTCCGGCGTCCTGTCGATGAAGCAGAAGCTGAGCCCGGAACGGTTCGCGTTCCTGTCGTCGTGGCTCGACAAGCATCTTCCTGGCGGCGAACGGTTCGGCAAGCCGCTGATCGCCGACGATGAGGCCAAGTGGACCGGGACGACAATGAGCGCTGTGGATCAGCAGCTCATCGAAACCCGCAAGCACCAGATCGAAGAAATCTGCCGGTCTTTCGGCGTCATGCCCATCATGGTTGGGCACGCCGACAAGACGGCCACCTATGCGAGCGCGGAGCAGATGTTTCTCGCTCACGTCGTCCATACCCTTTCGCCTTGGTATCAGCGGCTCGAGCAAAGCGCCGACGTCAACCTGCTGACCGAGCAGGAGCGCGACGACGGCTACTACACCAAGTTCAACCCCAACGCCCTGATGCGCGGCGCGGCCCGCGACCGCGCCGAGTTCTACAAGGCCGCGCTCGGGGACACCCAGCGGCCGGGCTGGATGGTCCGCAACGAAGTCCGCGCCTTGGAAGAGTTCGACCCTATTGAGGGCGGCGACGAGTTCCCCGCGCTGATCACCACCTCAAGCGAACAGACGCAGCCCGGGTCGGATGCATCAAAGGCAAACGACGATGTCATGCAGGCGATCCACACCCTCGCGGCCGAGGTGCGCCAGGCGCCGCCGCCAGTCATCAACGTGGATGCTCGTACAGAGATGAAGGCCGCCGATGTGGTGGTCAATTCGCCGAGCATCGAGATTCAGAACGTGATGCCCAAGCGCGGCGTGATGAAGAAAACCGCACAGTTTGACGATCAGGACCGGCTTGTCGGCATGATCGAGGAAGAGGTCGAGGAATGAGCAAGGGTAACACCTTCGAAAACGACGTTATGAAGCTGATCTTCAACGCGACGGCGATTGCCAACCTCGCGGACAACGCTGCTTCGTCACCGCTGACCAACCTTTACGTGTCGCTGCATACCGGAGATCCCGGCGAGGCGGGCGACCAGACGACGAGCGAGGCGACATACACGTCCTATGCACGCGTAGCTGTGGCGCGGTCGGGCTCGGGTTGGACGGTCACCGCCAACGAAGCCGAAAACGCAGCGCTCGTGCAGTTTCCGCAATGCACTGGTGGCTCAAATACCATCACGCACGTCGGCATCGGCTCGGCATCAAGCTCAACCGGAAAGCTACTCTATAAGGGCGCCCTGAACTCATCGCTTTCGGTGTCGTCGGGCATTCAGCCGCAGTTTTCGGCTGGCGACCTCGTTGTGTCTGAGGACTAACCCCTGTGGGGTTCAAGAACATAAGGGAGTGGCCGGACGCCGAAGATGCGGGGCAATCCTGGATCACAGGCTTTCGCAAGGCCCCGTCCAGCGTTGCGACGACGACCTCGGCATGGACGGACTATTCGTACTATGCGGGGTCTCCCCCCGCGAATTTCTACGCATCAACGCCGCTCGAGGCGGCAGAGGTCGACCCGACCCGCGGGCTGTATGTGCCGAGCGTCTCCCCGGCGACACAACACCTGCGCAATCTCAAGGTGATGAGCGCGGCCAGCGCGGCAACGTCAACGACCAACGCGAGGCAGAGACTCTGCCTCGCCGATTACCTGCTCTATTATCCGTTCATCGATACGGACGCGGTTGGCGAGCAGCAGGATCTAGTCAACACCGTGCCTATCCCGCGCTACTCGGGCGGGCAGGTGGTTGCGGTGTCGCAGTCAGCGGCCTCGGCGTCCGGCAAGTTCACGTTCAGCTATACGAACGATCAGGGCGTAGCGGGCAGGACATCGCAGCCGCACTTCACTTTTGCCGCAGGCGGCGGCGGGCAGGTGCTGGCAACAAGTGTTGGCGCGGCCACGTCGTATCATCCGTTCTGCTCGCTGCAGGCTGGCGACCGGGCGGTGAAGTCAATCGAAAGCGTGACGTTCACGGTAGCAGGCGGCGGCCTCATGGCGCTGGTTATCGTGCAACCGCTGCTGCAGGCATATGTGACGCAGGAATCCAGGCGCACGACCTCGGGCAACCTTGAAAGCTATGGGGCCTGCGATGAGTTCGCGGCCATGATCAACAACCGACCGGCACGCATTTTTGACGGCGCTGTGCTGAACCTCATCGCGTGTGGGCACGGCGGCTCGCTGGCATCATCGTTTCTCGCCGGCATCATCGAAACAACGTGGAATTAAAGCATGGGCTGGACTAGCCACGACGATCTGATTGACGAGATCACGACCAACGGCAAATACGGCAACGTCTTTTACAACAAGACGCTGGCATCTGCCGGTACGGCCGGGCATTGGACCCTCCTCTCTGGCCATGCAGGTTCGCCTGCGGCTGCGACCTTTGCAGGATCTGACCTGACATGGGTCGATACCGACGACACCTGGTCTGAAGGTGCTCCGTACCACGGCGGCAACGTGTCGGCGGATACCAAGCACTTTCTGGGGGCTGGCGCCGCGTGCGTCGCCGCGGCGGGTGCGCCTTGGTATCTTATGGCGATCGATCTGGTGGGCTATGTTCCCCTCTCGGGCACGAACGTCAGTATGACCGGCACAAAGACTGTGACGATGACGGCGCTCGGCGGCGGGCATCGCTATCCAGCCGGCGAAGGACTGCGCCTGTTTGTGGCGGCCGATACTGCACTGGGCGCGAACGCTCCAACGTGCGTCATCAACTACCTCGACACGGGCGGCAACGCAGGCGCGACGACGACATTCACCTCGACCGCCTCGCTCGGCGTGGGGCAGTTGCTCAATACCGGCACGGCGGCCAACAAGTATAACCCATTCCTCCCGCTTGCGACGGGTGACACAGGCGTTTCCGACATAGTGTCGCTTGTCTGGTCCGGCACGGCTCACGCCTCGGGCACTGTCGTCATCGGGCTGGCAAAGCCACTGTGGACGATCCCGGTGCCGGCGACCGGCCTCTATACCAAGGTAGACTTCCTGAACGCATTCCCGTCGCTGCCGCGCATCCGGGACGGGGCCAACGTTCAGTTCCTCCTTTTCCAGACCGGCGCGACGACCTCGGCAGGCACGATCATGGTCGATTTCGACTACGGGTATGGCTGAGTGCTGCTCCAAAACGGCTACCGCGATTTCTCCAGCGGCGTTCGCATCTTCGGCGCTACGATCAGCAACAGCGCATATCCTTATGCGCTGCATGCCAAGTTCACGTCGACCAATCGCAACCTGACCGCAGGCGAAGGCATCGAAACCGAACTGGCTGGCGTGCCCAACGGCTACCGCGACCAATACGCCTGGATCATGCCGCAGAAGCCCGGCGCATTGACCAGCCGGAACGAAATTGAAGCGCTCGCAGCCTTCACTGGTGCGGGTGCGATGGGCGTCAACGGTCTCGCAACGCTGTCTGGCGAAGCGCTGGTCACCTCGGTCGGGCAGCTCGTGGTGTCTGCCGTTGCTACCATTGCTGGCGTAGCGACGGTCTCGAGCAACATCCTGGCGGCGCTCGCTGCAGCCGCGAACCTATCGAGTTCTGGCAGCGTATCGTCGGCCATAGAGGCGTTGGCGTGGGCTGTGTCTGCGCTTCAAGGGACCGCGTCATTGAGCGCGACGCCATACGCGACGGGCGAGATGACAGCGACGGTTGACGTGTCGGCCGCTGCCGGCCTCACGGCAGGCAGCATCGCCGATGAAATTCTCGACCAGCAGATGGTCGAAACCGGGCTGACGGTGCGCGACACCCTGCGGCTTTGCGCGGCGGCTCTTGCAGGCAAGATCAGCGGCGCCGAGGGCGCGACGGTCACGATCCGCAACGCGGTTGCTGATGACTCCGACCGCATCGTGGCGACTGTGGACTCGAATGGAAACCGTACCGCGATAACCTACGATCTCGCCTGATGGCTAGTAGCCCGTTCGATAGCGACTATTTCGGGTCTGGTTTCTTCGGCGCCGGCTATTTCGGCGGGGCTGACGATGTTGCCGACGGCGCGATTTCTGCAGCGCTCGGCGGTGCATCCGCAATATCGGCCGCGCTAACTGCCAAGACTGTTTCGGCAACTGGCGGCGGCAAGAGACGACGCCGCGGCCCCATGTTGTGGCCAACATGGCACGCCCCGGCGCCAACGCCGGCACTGATGTCTGCATCGATAGTGAGCAGAAGCGGATGCACAGCAAGGTTGAGCGCGGTGGCGTGGATATCCGCTCCACTTGGCGGTAGCGCATCACTCAAGGTCGCAGGCACAACGCATCGGTCCTATCTGCGCGAAACGCAGTTCTGGCTTATGGCCGCTTGAAGTTAAGGGAAGGTCAAACATGACATCCAACCGTGAAGCCTTCTATGCCCCGTTCGAGGTGAAGTTTGCCGACGCCGGAACGCCTGGCACATTCGAGGGCTATGGCGCCGTGTTCGGCAACATCGACGCCTATGGCGACGTTATCCAGAAGGGCGCGTTCAAGGAAACGCTGCGCGACTGGAGCAAGTCCAAGAAGCTCCCGCCGATGCTGGTGCAGCACGGCGGCTGGATGATGACCGACATGGACGCGCTGCCCGTCGGGATATGGGAAGCGATGAGCGAGGACGACACCGGCCTGCACGTCAAGGGCCGGCTGATCAACCTCGACACCGAGCGCGGCAAGACCATCCACGGCGCTATGAAAGAGGGCGCGCTCGACGGCATGTCGATCGGCTATCGCGCCAAGGAATTCTCGCTCGGCACCAAGCCGGACGAGCCGCGCCGCACACTCAAGAAGATCGACCTGATGGAAGTGTCGGTCGTGACGTTCCCTGCCAATGGCAAGGCGCGTGTGTCGTCGGTCAAGTCGATCTCCGACATGACCCTCGAAGATTATCGCGAGATCGAGGCAACCCTTCGGACGAAGGGTCTCTCGCGAACGGACGCCGCGACGGCGATTTCCGGCCTCAAAGACTGGCTCCGGCGTGATGCCGGGGCGCCGGCAACAGACCCTCGCGATGAGGGGACTGCGGAACGACTGGCGGCACTTGTCCGCCGGAACATCGCAACCCTCCAAGCATAAGGGGACTCTCATGTCCGACAATCTGGAAACCCTGCTCGAGCAGCAGGGGAAGGCTTTCGACGCCTTCAAGTCGACCGTCGAAACCGAAATGAAGACCAAGCTCGGCAAGGACGATCCGATCGTCACCGACAAGCTCAGCAAGATCGAGAAGTCTCTCGACGATGTCGTCGAGGCCAAGAACAAGCTCGACGTTGCTGTCGCGGCGGAGCGCAAGGAGCGTGAAGCGCTCGAAGCTCGCATCAACCGCGAAGGCATCAAGGCCAACTCGGTCGACGAAGCCAAGCGCATGCTCGAAGTCAAGGACTTCAACCTCGTCCTGGGCGCCTCGCACGCTGACCGCAAGCAGGCGTTCACCCCGCTCGACGCGGCTGGCTACGACTCCTATAAGTCGGCCTTCAACAGCTTCCTCCGCAAGAACGAGCGCGTGCTCACTGCCGACGAAGTGAAGACCCTGTCGGTCGGTTCGGACCCGGATGGCGGCTATTTCGTCACCCCCGACATCACGGGCCGCATCGTCAAGAAGGTCTACGAGTCCAGCCCCGTTCGCCAGTATGCGAACGTGCAGACCATCACGACCGACAAGCTGGAAGGCATCGAGGATCTGGACGAGGCCGGCGCCGGCTATGCTGGTGAGCACTCGACGTCTGGCAACACCGATACCCCGGAAGTCGGCAAGTGGTCGATCCCCGTCTTCAACATGGACACCGAGCCGAAGGCGACGCAGAACCTGCTCGACGACGCCGCGGTGGACATTGAAGCGTGGCTCGCCGACAAGGTCGCCAACAAGCGTGCTCGCTTCGAGAACTCCGAATTCGTGACCGGCGCTGCGAACAAGATTCGTGGCTTCGTGCTGGGCTATACCCCGGCGACGGACAGCGGTTCGGGTGTGACTTGGGGCAATGTCGGCTATGTCGCCACTGGCGTCGATGCTGACTTCGCTGCATCGGCCAAGGGCGATAAGCTCTACGACCTCATGGGGCTGCTCAAGAACGAGTACCTTACCGGCGCCGCGTGGTTCGCCAAGCGCTCGACCATCACTGCCATCCGCAAGTTCAAGGACGGCCAGAACAACTATCTCTGGCAGCCCTCGTTCCTAGCCGGCCAGCCTGAGACCATCATGGGCTATCCGGTTGCGCGCATGGAAGACATGCCCACCATCGCTTCGCAGAGCTTCTCGCTGGCGTTCGGCAACCTCAACGAAGCCTATCAGGTCGTGGATCGTCAGGGCATTCGCGTGCTGCGCGATCCGTTCACCGCCAAGCCCTACGTCAAGTTCTACACGACCTGGCGCACCGGCGGTGGCCTCGTGAACTTTGAGGCCATCAAGCTCATGAAGTTCTACACTTCGTAAGCGGCATGGCGGCGGCTTCGGCTGCCGCCCTTTTCCATCCCATCCCCCACACTGAAGGAACGCTCCAATGCGTGATATCGCCAATGGGCTGGACCTGAAGCGCGCAATCTCGCCGCAGGCCGCCCGCACCGACAACACCGCCATCGTTTCCACCGCCTGCGATCTTCGCGGCTATGATGGCTGCATGCTCGCCATCAACATCGGCGCCAACACCGACGCCAACGCGACGTTTGCCGTTCTGATCGAGGACAGCGACAACAACTCGGACTATTCCGCCGTTGCGGATGAATACCTCAACGGCACCGGGGCGCTCGCGGGCTTCGCTTTCGACGACGACAACGAGCTGCGCAAGATCGGCTACACGGGCATCAAGCGTTACGTCCGTGCCACGATCACCCCGACCGGCAATGACTCCGGCAATATCTTCGTCACGGCCGAATGGGTGCTTCGCGCCCTGCGTGAGCCGACCGCGAACCCGCCGGCCTAATCCCAATGGCGGGCCTTCGGGCCCGCCTCTTCCAGAAACGTGAGGACTGACGATGAAACGAGTTCGCATCCTCGTGCCGTTCGATGGTTATGCCGTCGGCGACACTCCGGAATTTCACGGTCACATCGCCCGCGGCTATGTCGCTGACGGTCGCGCCGAAGACATCAACGACGAAGCTCCGACCGAAACCGCGGCGCCGGTCAAGAAAGCAAAGGGCCGGAAGTAGTGTACGCGCCCGTCCTCGTCACGCCGCCCGCGACGACGCCCGTGTCGCTTCAGGAAGTGAAGCAGCACCTTCGGCTGGTTGCTGGCGCTGAAACCTACACGACCGAGGACGGGACGCTGCAGATCTACCTCGACGCCGCCGTGTCGTACCTCGACGGCTACGCGGGCGTGCTGGGGCGCTGCCTCGTCACGCAGACCTGGCGGCAGGACTTCGACGGCATGGCTAAGAGCATGCGCCTCCCGCTGCTCGCCGCAGGAGTATCGAGCATCAAGGTCCGAAACGCAGACGGCCAACTCTCGACGGTGTCGAGCGACGACTACTCGCTGAAGTCGGATGAGCTTGGCAGCTATGTGCGGTTCGACGACAGCTACACCTTCCCGAGCGATCTGGCGGAGACGCAGGCGATCCTCATTGAATTCACCGCGGGGTACGGCGTGGCATCGGCTGTGCCCGCTGCGCTCAAGGCCGCGATCCTCCTGATGGTTGGTCACTGGTACGCCAACCGCGAGGCTGTGGTTACCGGCACCATTGCGACCACCATGCCGATCGCGGTGGACGCGCTGCTCACGCCATATCGCCGGGTCGGCATCTGATGCAGGCGGGCAAGCACAACCGGCGCGTCGTGATCCAACGCGCGACGGTCACGCAGGACGCGGGCAGTGGCGAGAACGTGGAGACGTGGGCGACGCTGGCCACTGAATTTGCCGAGGTAGTCCCGCTGAGCGACGGCGAGCGCATCAAGGCTGCGGAGGTTTCGGCAGAGATCACGACTAGGTTCCGCATGACATGGAAGTCGAGCCTCTCGACGGTGAACGCCAAGGACCGGCTCACCTTTGACAGCAAGACCTGGGACATCTGGGGCGTCAAGGAAATCGGGTTCCGGCAGGGCATCGAGATCACCGCATCGGCGCGGTCCGACTGATGAAGACCACCATGCACATTGACGGGCTGCGCGAACTCGACGCGGCGCTCGGCGCACTGGCTGAGGAATACGGCAAGCCAGCCGGCAAGGCAGTCCTGCGGCGTGTTGCCGACAAGGCGCTGCAGCCGATGGCGGAGACGGCGCGGAGCATGGCCCCAGATGATCCAGCGACCGGCGCGAACGACCTGAAATCGCGCATCTCGGTCGGGGGGAAGCTGACGCCGCGACAAGCGAAGCTGGCCCGGAAGGATCAGGATAGGGCGCTCATCACCCGATACATGGGGACCGATGATCCGGCGGGCGTGCTGCAAGAGTTCGGCACCGTGAACCACGGGCCACAACCGTTCATGCGGCCGGCGTTCAGCCAACACGCCGAGGGCGCCATTCGGATTGTGGCGTCGGAACTCGGCCCCGAGATTGAGAAGACCGCGGTACGGCTCGCCAAGCGGCGGGCAGCGAAAGCAGCGAAGGCGGCAGGCTGATGGAACAGGAACTGCGGGCCTTGCTCATCGCCCACACGCCGCTCACCGCACTGGTCGCGCAGCGGATCGTCTGGAACCACCTGCCGCAGAAGACCACGCGGCCCGCTGTTGTTCTCTACCGCGTTGCCGGTGCCCCCGGCCTCACCATGCAGGGCAGTGACGGCCTCACCGGGGCAACTGTGCAGATCGACGTGCAGGCGCTTTCCGTCACGTCCATGTGGGCGATCCGCGACGTGCTGGTGAGCCTGCTGCACGGGTACAGCGACGCGACCTTTCAACTGATCTCGCTGTCCTCAGAAGACCAGGACAGTGACGAGCTTACCGGGTCCGACAATCTCGTTCACCGGGCGCGTCTCGACTTCAACGTATGGGCCGTGGCGGCCTGACACTCTCACGCTAGGAGCATGAAATGACCACAGCCCGGATTGGCTATGGCAGCAAGTTTGCTGTCTCCACGAATGACGGCGGTGCCTACACCGACATTGGCGAGGTGTTCAACATCACGCCGCCTTCCGACAGTTTCGACATGGTTGACGCGACACACATGCAGTCGCCGAACCGGGACCGCGAATTCATCATCGGTCTCAACGATCCCGGTGAAGCGTCCTTCGACATGAACTTCGTTCCGGGCTCCGCGTCCGATGTGCTGATCCGGGCGGTCAAGGCGGCTCGCCTCTCGGTGCTTTGCCGGGTGACTTTCCCCAACGGCGCGACGTGGACGTTCACCGGCTTGCTGATGAACTACGAGCCTGCCGTTCCGAACGAAGACAAGATGACGGCGACCGTGACGTTCAAGGTCTCGGGCTCGACGACTGTTGGCTCGGAAGTGGCTCCTGTGAACCTCGTGCTCCCGGCCATCTCCGGCATTGCTCAGGTCGGCGAGACCATGACCGCGTGGCCCGGCGA